ATCCAGAAAATCCACGAATCGCCCGATGCTCACCATAAATAAGCTTTCTCCTTATGTCAATTCAGTGGTTAATAAAAATTCCCAGGAACGGTCACGGATAAGGGCGGTCCCTGCAGAAGATTCCGACGTGGATACCGCAAGGGTGGTAAACGGACTCATCCGCCATATTCAGTACAGTGATAAATCAGATGCCGGGGAAGCGTATGCCAATGCCTTTTTCTCTCTTGTTACTATGGGTTTCGGATACTGGCGCGTGGATACCGAATACGTTGACGATGATTCCGTCACCGAACAGGAAATAGTGATCAACAAAATAGAGGACGCTCTTTCTGTTTATCTTGATCCTGAAGGACGATTCGCTATTGTAGTTAAATTCCTTCCAAAAGATGAATTTGAGGAAAAATACGGCGAACATGATGCTTCCGACTGGAACATACCGGATCTGAAAGGTGATTCAGCTGATGATGTGATGGTGGTCGAGTATTTGGAAAAGACCGAAGTTGATAACGAAATATTCAAAATCGAATTGCCTGAACAGATCGCTGGTGATATTCCTGCAAACACTATAGATTCGGCCATAGAATATACTGTCAATCAACAGCCGAAAGAAAACAGCAAAACAATAACCGTAACTAAAGAAGAACTTCAAAATTATCCCGACGCAACAGTTATCGCTTCCCGAAAAAGTAAAAAATCAAAAGTCAAACAGTATATATTTGCCGGGGCAGATGAACTTGAGAGCAATGATTGGGCGGGTAAGTATATCCCTATCATAGGTTGTTTCGGTCGTAAATTCAAGATGAGAAACGGAGAATTCTTCTACAAGCCGCTTATTTTCGACGCCATTGATCCGCAGAAGTATTACAACTATCTGAAATCGCAGGATTTCGAATTGATGATGATGGCACCCAAATCTCCTTGGGTTGGAGCGGAGGGGCAATTCGACGGCTTTGAAGATTCTTACTCAAGATCAAATATTGACAATGTACCTTACCTTGAATACAAGCCGATAACAATTGACGGACAGATGGCTCCGCCTCCACAGCGCCAGCCCCCTCCGCAGCCCAACGTTGCCTTTTATCAAAACATGATGCAGGCCAATGATGAGATAAAGGCTTGTATCGGCATGTTCGATGCTTCTCTCGGGGCGCAGGGTAATGAGACATCGGGAAAAGCTATTCTTGCTCGTAAACAACAGGGAGATATATCGACATATCATTTTACCGTTGCTTCCAATTATGCGTTGCGCCAGACCGGTCTTGTCATAGTAGACCTTCGCCCATACATATACGATACCGCACGCACCATTCAGATACTTGGCGATGATATGACAGACGAGGCTGTAAAAATCAATCAGCCTTATGTTGATCCAAAAACCGGAAAGATAGTCCATTACGATATGACATCAGGTAAGTATGATGTTAAGATAGACGTTGGATCAAACAGCCTTACCCGTAGAATGGATGCTGCTGAAAATCTACTTGAGTTTGCTCGTGTAGTTCCGAAAGTCGGAGAGATCTCCGCCGACTTAATTGCAAAGAATCTCGATTTTGAATACGCTGAAGAGTTGGCGGCGCGTCTTAAGGCTGCGATTCCACCCCAACTTTTAGATCGTGTCAAGCAGCTTGAACAAGGAGATCAGGGAGGTCCTACACCTGAACAAATTCAGATGCAAAAGATGGTTCAGGCAATACAAGGTATGCAACAACAACTTGGTCAGGCACAACAGATAATGCAAGGTATGGCAAAAGAGAATCAAGCCCTCAAAGGTAAGATTTCCCAAGATGCTATTATGATCGAACAGATCAAGGCACAGGCTGGAATAACTGAAAAGAAAATCGAAGCGGCTGCGGATGTGCAAGTAGCGCAGATCCAAGGACGTTTTGCAAATAATAATCCGATGCCAATGCAGGCAGTAGCCCCGGTTGGTAATCGACAAAATACGGCTATGCCAAATTACTCCACTGGAGGAAGACAATGAGTACAACCGACATTCTCGACATCGACACCGCAATCGAGTCAAGTTTCCCGACGACCGAAGAGCCTGAAATCAAAACGGAAGAAGGAAAAACCGCAGGAGACAAAGACGAAAAGGCCGGAAAGAATGAAGAGAAGACGGAAAGGGAAGATGATGCCAAAGTTGAAGACGCCGATCAGGATGCAAAAAAGGAAGACGATAAAACCGGGGAGACTCCCGATAAAAAAGCCGTCAAACCTGAAGAAAAGAAACCGGACCGGGTAGGCAAGCGTATTGACGAGTTGTTGAAGCAGCGGTATGAACTCCGTCAAGAGTTGGCGGAACTACGGAAAAAGGTTAAATCCGATGAACCTGAACCTCCCAAGAAACCGGACCCGAAAGACTATACTTTCGACCCAAAAAATCCGGATTCAGTCAAAGAGGCACAGCGAAAGTTCGACTTCGATATGGGAAAATATCAAGCCGAATTGAAGTCGCATGAGGAAAAGATCGAATCCAGAGCAAAGGAAAGCGACGCCGAAGAAAAAAAACGTATTGCGGGTGAGCAGGCTGAATATGCCGAAAGAATAGAAGAGGGTAAGAAAGCTTATCCCGACTATGACGCGGCATTTAAAAACATTGCCGACTCATTCGAAATGACGGAGGCGTTGCATATTGCTCTTTTGGAATCGAAAGATCCCGCAGGAATACTGTGGTTTCTTGGAAAGAATCCCCTTCTTGCTGAAAACATTCTGTCGATGAATACTACTCGTCAAGCAATTAAATTGGCCGAGATCGATGTCAAATTGGCTTATGCCAAAGAAAGAAAAATCAAAAAGGTAAGTAACGCTCCAGCACCTCCGGCAAAAGTTGAAGGTGGCGGGGGAGGGAAAAAAGATCCGTCAAAAATGTCGGCGCAAGAATATTTCGATACTTACTTCCGTAAAAAACAAACTTAACGAAAGGAATTGCCATGTCGGCAACTCTCATTAATACCACGCTCATTCTCAACAAATCGCTCGCACTTCTGCGCACGAAGTGCAAATCCCTTCAAGCGGTAGACCGAAGTTTCGATGATCGTTTCGGCGATAAGGTAACTCTCAAGCCCGGAACCTCCCTCCAGGTTCGCAAACCGATTCAGGTTTCCATTCGTACCGGGAAAAAAATGGATGTCGTGGATACTGTTGAGGAATCGGTGACCGTCACTTGCACGGATCAGATCGGTGTCGATCTTCCGGCCCTGACCAGTGAACAAATCACAATGAACGTCAATGATTTCGAAGCCAACTATCTCGATCCTGCCATGTCCCGTATCGCCGCAGAAATCGATCGAATCATTCTCCAGTATGCGGCAGAAACGTTTTACCAGCATGTAGGAACATGCGGAACTACTCCGGTGACGGCAGCTGTTCTTCTCCAAGCTGGTCAGAAGCTTGATGAAATGAACTGCCCTGAAGGTGACCGATATGCACTTATCAATCCAGCAGCTAATGAAGGACTTGTCAATGCCCTCATTGGAACTTTCAATCCGCAATCGTTGATAGGTGAACAGTACAAGACCGGTTATATGGAAAGTTCTCTTGGTCTTAAGATCGCTATGTCGAACAACGTTCACCGAATTACCCAGGGTACTCGCAGTGGAGGTGCGATTCTTACCGATGGTGCAACTCTTACCGAACCGATCAGTATGCTTCATATCGATGGCTTTGGAGCGGCAACGGAAACCATCAAAAAGGGTGAGAAGTTCACAATTACCGGTGTCAATTCCGTGACACCGGAAACCAAGATCAATACTGGATCACTGCAGCAGTTTACGGTTACGGCTGATTTCGTCGCTTCCGGCTCCGAGGGAGACTTGTACTTCTCTCCTGCAATTCGTTTAACAGGGCCGCGCCAGAACGTTGATGCCCTTCCCGTTGCGAACGGAACGAACGGATCGACCGGAGAACTTAACTTTGCTGGTACTGCAGTATCGACCGCTTATCCTCACAATATCATCATGCACAAAAACGCTCTTGCCTTTGTCACGGCAGACCTTGTTGTTCCGAGAGGTGTACATGATGCGAAGCGTGATAAGCTTGATGGCCTTTCTATGCGTTTCGTCACGTTCTACGATGGAATAAACGATGAGTTCAAAAGTCGTTTCGACATCTACCATGGTGTAACGGCACTTTATCCGCAACTCGGTGTTGTTCTGTTCGGATAATCAAAAAGATAAACTGCCGGGTGAAATATCCCGGCAGTTCATCCAAAACAAGTTAAAACAAACCAAAACGAAAGAAGGAAATCATGGCAGAGTATCTTCAATTATCGGATGGCCGGGATGACGGAGTAAAGCTCGGCAAATCGGCAACCGACAAAGTGGGTTTTTTCGGAGCCACACCCGTTGTCCAACAGACAATGACGGCCCTCACAACCACTTCTTCGACGGTCGCATCAAGCGTGTCTGTGGCCGTGGCCGAAATTCAGACGTTGTTATCAAACCTTGGATTGTCGTCGGCAGCGGCATAGGGGATGGACATACTTCTCGGATGCGGCAATAGTAAAGTTAGGCTTTTAAGTCCTATACGTAAGGAATGGGACGGCCTAATAACTGTTGACATAGACCCGGGATCAAAACCTGATAAGGTGTGGGATCTGAATAAGGTCCCATTGCCTTTTTCCGACAATTATGCGGATGAAATACATGTTTACAATGTCCTTGAGCATATTGGATCGCAGGGGGATTTCAGATTCTTCTTTGCACAGTTTGAGGACTTTTGGAGAATCCTGAAGCCGGGAGGATTTCTTTGTGCGTGCGTACCTGATAGCCAAAACGTATGGACGTGGGGAGACCCTGGACATACAAGGGTAATCAATAATGGAACAATAAGTTTCTTAAGCCAAGATGCGTATATTGATTTAGGTAAAACAGCGAGAACAGATTATCGATGGTGCTACAAGGGAAACTTCTCATCAGTTCTATGTGAAAACGATGGAAATACATTCTATTTCGTACTGAAAGCCATCAAATGATCGACAAGAAAAAAGTTTTCATAGCGATTCCAGCATACGACAACAAGGTATACGCTATGTGTATGGCGTCTGTTTTCAACAATATCGAGAATCTAAAGTCGCATGGAATTGATGCCACTTTTGGATTCCAACTCGGAGACCCTTACATTGAAATGGCACGTAATCATCTTGTAAAGACATTTTTGAATACCGATTGCACTGATATGGTTTTCATTGACAGCGATTTGGCATTCGACAACGACGGGTTATGGAAGTTGATGCGACAGAATGTTCAACTTATAGGAGGTGCATATCCGTATCGATCGCAGGAAAAAAATGATTACGCGGCTAATGTAAAACTTGACGAAAATAATACACCTATTGCTGATATGGAATGTGGAATAATCGAATGCAATTTCGTACCTACCGGATTCATGAGAATACAACGAAATGTCTTTGGCATCCTTGATGAAAAGTATCCTGAAAATATAGATTATACTGGTGAAAGACTTCACTTCAGAACAGGATTTCTTTTCCCTGAAGATAAAAGATGGTGGGGAGAAGATGTTTACTTTTGCAAAATATGCATGGATTCGGGAATAAAGGTATGGGTTGATCCTTCGATAACGTTTATTCATCATGGGACCTTGTTGAAGGTTGGAAAATACCAGGATTTTCTTGCAAATGGTGGCAAATGGCCGGAGGGTAAAAAATGACCGTTCTCGATCTTATAAAATCCATATTGAGGAAGATAGGGGTTTTAGCCGCTGCGGAAACTCCCAATTCAAATACAGCAAATGATGTCCTTCAGTCAATAAACCTTCTTCTTCAGGAGTGGGACAATGAAGGTCTTTTGGCTTTAACGGAACGCCAGACATTCAACGTAACATCGGGGACACAAACTTACACTATAGGTCCAGGGATGACTTGGGTAGGCAACAAGCCTCTTAAAATAATATCGGCTTATATTACACTTGATAGTATCGATTATCCCCTTGAAATTATTGGAGAATCAGAATACATGAAAATATCCGATAAGACTGTTGAAGAAATGCCTTCACTTCTTTATTATCAATTTTCAAATAGTACTGGAACGGTTTATCTTATCGGAAAACCTGATCAAGCCTACACTATTACCATTTTGAGTTTAAAAGCTTTTACGGAATATTCTTCATTAACTACTACGATATCTCTTCCTAAGGGATATCAAAACGCATTGTTATTTAATGTTGCCCTTGATACATGGCCTGAATATAGTAAGCAAGATCCTCCTCAATGGTTGGTTAGAAGGGCCAATGAAACTCTTGCAAGAATAAAAAAGACGAATCTCAAAAAAGCTATGCCGATGCAGTTTGACGGGATATTTTTAGGTAGTGGTGGAAATTACGATATTGAATCGGATACTTTCCTATGATATTTGATATTGTAAATGGTACCAATTCAGGAAGATCGAAGGCTATATCATGCACCGACATTGTGAACTTTTATCCTGAAATTGAGGATAGTTTAAAATCGAAATACGTTAAGGCTTTGATCGGATGTCCCGGTTATCGTGCTGCCGTTACCGCTTATACGGAAGGTTACTGTAGGGCTTTATACACTACAAGCACAGACAGGATGTTCGCTATCATTTCAAACAAGCTTATTGAAATATCAAGTTCAGAAGTCGTTACGGTAAGGGGTACACTGAATACTAGTATAGGAATATGCTCGGTTGCAGACAATGGAACTCAAGTTCTTATCGTTGATGGCACCAATGGTTATACTTTCACTTTAGGGACAAATACATTCACCGTTATCTCGGATGGAGATTTTCCTGCATCCCCTACACATTGCATATTCACTGATGGTTATTTTATCATCAATTCTTCAGGGTCAGGGCAGTTCTATTTTTCTGCATCTTATGATGGAACCTCATGGAATGCGCTCGATTTCGCTACCGCCGAATATTCTGCAGATTCACTTCAGGGAATAATTAAGACGAGCAATGGAACCTTATGGATGCTTGGGAAACAGTCTACAGAACTATGGCAAGGTACCGGTCTTGCTGATTTGCCATGGAGCAGGATACCTGGAGCGCAAAAGGAAATAGGATGCATTGCACCGTATTCTATTGCTTCAAACGGCTCTCAAGTATTTTGGATTGGAAACGGGCAGAATGGATATGCAGCTGTTTTTATGGGTTCAGGATATGACGCAATAAGAATAAGCACACCTACCATTGAATATAAAATCAAGCAGATTACCAATTTATCGGAAGCAACTTCATTTGTGTATACAGATGAAACTCATTCCTTTTATGTTTTGAACTTTGGATCGGAGCAATCCTTTGTTTACGATGTAAGTACGGGGGAATGGCATAGACGCGGAACTCTCAATGCCGCTACTGGTAATAATATTAGACAATTTGCACAAGGATGTGCTTTTCTTAACGGTAAATATTATGTAGGATCGTATCAAAGCGGTATTATTTATGAAATGTCTCTTGATACTTATTCTGAAGCAGGTTCTGTAATAAAACGCGAAATAGTTACTAACCATATCGCGAACGAAAATAATTTGATCAGACATAATAAATTCGAACTCGACCTTGAAAAGGGTGCTGGTCTTTATGACAATTCAGACCCTATCATATCTATGCAATTTTCAGATGATGGTGGTAATACATGGTCTAATATGACAACTGAATCCATGGGTAAGATGGGCGAGTATTCGAAAAGGGTAATCTTCAGACGACTTGGAATGTCAAGAGACAGGGTATACAGAATAGAAACGGCTTGCCTTTCAAAATGTATTATAATCAATGCTTTTATAGAGGCTGAATAAATATGTCGCTTTCCAATTTCAGCTTTTTGGGTAAAAACGTTATTGATTTCAAAGGTTGGTTTATTGACATACTAAACCATCTTTCCGCCAAAAACTATAACAACGGGGACTGGGTACCGGTTATTACCGGAATGACAGGGACCCCGATAGTATCGGCATGGTTTCAAAGATTCGGAATAGAATGTAGTTTCACGATAATAATAAACGGTACTCACACAATGAATGATGGAGCGGAAATCACATTACCTGTTCAACCTAATGGACACGGAGTAATAGTAATGCATAGCCTGACAACTAATTCTACTATCGGAACGGCATGCATTGACTCAACCGCATTAAAGGCTAAAATACCGAATTATTTCGTAACCGATGAACTGGTTATCGTTCGGGGATTTTATAGGGTTATAGGGATATAAAGGGGTAATGATATGGGAATGAGTCATGCATGGGAAACGGCCCTTGGAGTATTGATGCCTCCTGTAAATAAATTAATCAATGATAAAAAAACAGATGAGGCTCAGGCTGCACAGAATAAAGCAGGTGAAGAATCAAAGGCATATATGGGGGAAGATGCCGAATATTTGAAGAGCATTTATGAACCACTACTTAAAATGGGTGACGAGCAATTGAATGCTCTTCAATTAGGTCTTCAAAATGGTTCTTTTGTAATGGATGAGGGAGCTTTAAAAAATTATCAACAGTATGTTGCTCCGCGTTATGAAGCTCCCGCACCTTATCAATATTATCCTAAAAGACAAACTCTTGCTAATCCTCAGCAATATCAAGATACGCAACAGACTTTAAAACCATTAACAACAACTAATCTCAATTATGAAAATTTTCAGAATAATCAACAGGCTCCCCAATTTAATCCTATTCAGAATTTTGAACAATATCAGACTCCCCAATATTCCGGTCAAAAATATATAACTGATTATCAGCAATATCAGGCTCCTCAAGCGCCACAAGCAAGGCAAGTAAGTGATCAGTTTCAGACTCCAACATATCAACAGCAACAGCAAACTCCACAATTCTATCAGGCACCTAATGCACCAGATGCTAAATATTATGATCCATCTCAAACGCAGTATCAAACACAGCAATTTAATCTGCAGCAAGATCCGGTTTATCAGAGACGTATTGAAGCAGCAAATAAAGCCACTGAAGCCAGTGCTGCGGCAAGGGGTATGCAACTATCGGGTGCCACCCTTAAAGCCCTGCAGGGTAATGCCAGCAATATCGCAGCAGAAGAAGGACAAGCGGCTTTTAACCGGTATCAACAGCAGGATCAAACTGCTTATCAACGGTTTCAGGACCAGCAGAACCGTACTCAACAGGCAATGAATTACCAAAATGAAGACCAGTATCGACGTTATCTTGATTCAGTCGGAATTAAAGGTTCAGAAGCTGATAAGGCGGTTCAACAATGGAATACCGACCGTAGTTTCGGAGCTGAACAGAATAAGGAAACATGGCTCCGTGAGCAGGCGTCAAAGGAACTTGGAAGAACACTTAATAATGATGAGTTCAACCAATGGATTTCAACCAATGGTCAGAAATATTCTCAATTCGCTGATACTCGTGATTGGACGACCAATCAATCGAATGCTAATGTAGCACAGGATTGGAATCAATTTGTCAGTAATCGAGATTTTGGAAGGGGTGTATATACAGGAGACCGTGATTTTCAGCAAAATGCTAATATTCAGAATTTTCAGACCGGTCAGAATGCATATAATCAGAATTATCAAAATGCTGCTAATACGGCAAATCAAAACGCCCAAAATGCTCTTGCCTATGGAAATCAGAACTGGAATCAACAGCTTCAAGCACAGCAATCTAATCTCGGGCAGTACAATATAAATAGGGAATATGGGGCAGGGCAGAATCAACAGAATATTCAGAATCTACTTGACATATACGGAATTAATAATGCAAACTATGACACTGATCGAGGCTTTAATTACGGAGTTTACAGCGATGCCAATCAGAATGCTTGGGACCAATTTAAATACGGAGCCGATCAAGGACTCAATGCATATAACACTAACTATGGAGTTCTTACCGATTCGTATAATCGTCAAGCCGCAAATAAAGCTAATAAATATGGAATGATAAGCGATCTCGCCAACCTTGGTGCAACGGGTAGACAAGATCTTTCCAAGGCAATGACCGGGTATTACGGTTCTATGGCTGATATAGGAATGCAGCAAGCCAATGCTTACGCCGCATCGCAGCAGGCAAAGCAAGGCGGTCTTTTAAGCAGATTAGGGCTTTAAAAAGGGGAAATACATGCCACTTGATACCAGTATGTATGGAAGAGGGGGAGCGGGAAATCCCAGTATAGGTGAAGTATTGAGCGGGGTTCAGGGTGTTATGTCGATAGTGGGTAGATCAAGGGAAAAAAAGAAAGAACAGAAAGAAATCGATGACAATGAATACCTGAATACCGTTTTCGGTAAAAATATGGCGAATGTTGATCCAAATGATCAGAACGCAGTTCTCCAAGCAACACAGAAAGCAACTGGAGAAGTTCTTCTTGCGCGTCCTGAACTGTATTCCAAAATAACCCCCGAGATAGGAAAAGCGGTCAAGGCTGTTCGCGATGCTGAAATTAGAAATCTTGAAGTTGAAGGTAAGGCTCTTGAGAATAAAGATAAATCGGTTGACCTTGAAACAAAGAAGCTCGACAGGACAAAGAAATTCTTTGAAAATCAACTTTGGAAAATAGACAGGATTGGAGAGGAGCTTTCTGGAATATCTGAAAGCGCGCAACCGGATATTGATTATAATGATTCTGTTAATTACTTGAAATCTCTCGGTATTGATGCTTCTCTCCCTGATTATCAAACCTTTGCTCAAAATCCTGCCGCCATCTATGGAAGGGCAATAGCTCAAAAGCAGCAGTTGAAAAAGTCCCTTGAAGATATCGACAAAAAATTGAAGACTTCGCAACTTGGGGAACAGCAATCACAGGAGAAAAAGACTGCGGTTGAGGCTGATTATATTCAACGAGAAAAAGAAGCTGGGTTAGCTAAAACTTACGCCGACATTAACAAGAAAAAAGTAGGTTACGATTCTGATGCTATTAATCAGATAAAAGAAAAAATGCTTGCCGATCCAGGGATAAGTCAACTTGTAAAACTATATTCCAACGGCAATATCAGCGAGCAGGAAATGATGGCAAAAATGCCGGGTTTCGGAGGGGCAAAGGCAGGGGATGTTCGTATGGCCCTTACTTCTGCGGCGATCGAAATGAACCCTCCTCAATACGATGAGAATGAGAACCTGATAGGAGGATTCAGCCCGAAACAATTCTCGATTGCCAGGGGATCGGAAGCAGGTTCAACAAGATATAACGCCAGAATGCAGGATACCAAAGTAACTACTGCAAATAGCGCCATGGTTCTCATTAATCATGTTATCGATCCCACGACTGAAAAAATATCAAATATGGAATCAATTACTCCTCAATTCGCAGCAGAATTGGCACTCAATGCGGCTCGATTGGTAAGTCCTTCAGGTCAAGTAGGTATAGAACTGATGCGAGAGTTTAAACAGGGAACATTACAGGAAAATATTTCAAGAACACTCGCCTATTTTGGATTACAGAGTGCGGGCACAACTGAAGCCAATTTAAAGAATATAAAGGCTTTCATTAAACGTGAAGGAGAACTGGCTCAAAAGACAAGGGATGCATACTATTCTGGAGAAGGTAAAAATGTGGGTTTCGATGCCCCTAATTTAACGGGTGGAATTCAGAAACAGCCAGCAAATATACCAGAAAATCCAACTACTTCTTTTGATGAACTATGGGCGAAACACGGTGGAAAATGAATCGTGAAGATTTTATAAAACAGGCGATCGCATCCGGAAAACCGAAATATGAAATCAAGAGGGTTTATAATTCTATTGATTCGGCCGGTGAATTCGATGACCAGCGACAAACTGAACCAATCCCCGTTTCTGAAGTGTCAGAACCTGCAAAAGGTCCCACATACGAACAGCGAGTTCAATCGGATGCCGATATTGCCGCTTTAAATGCTCTGGAAAGCGAAAAAAAAGATCCTGGTATAATCAATAGGGTGGCTGCTCCAGTTAAGGCGTTCACCGGCACAATGACAGCGCAATTAAATGAATCGTTGCCTTACAGGGTTATCGGGAAAGTGGTTGAGCCCGCGGCAAAGTGGGCTTCAAAAAACATGGAAGGCACCACACAGTCTATAGGTACCGCAGTAAGTGCATACAAAAAACATACTCCTGAATCAATTAAAAATGCCATTGGAATAATAAGCGATTTGTCTCAAATGATTCCTGGGGTTGCAGTAGCAGAAAAAGCTATTGTTTCTATTCCAAAGATGGGAAAAGCCGCTGATAAAACAATAGGAAATGCCGTAAAAATAGCCACTCGTGATCCATACGAAAAAGCTCTTGAACTTGGTATAAACAAAGGAATAAAGCCGTCAGTTGTTGGAAAAACTACCTTGGCTCAAAAGGAAAATTTCACCAAAAGCGTTGATAATTCAGTAAAAACGATACTTGAAAAAAAGAATGATATTACCATAACCGACAAAAATGGAATAGAGGCAAATAAGGCTCCGTCAAATCTTTACGAATTTGAACAGGCAATTCCGCAAGCAAAGAATATTGTTTATAAAGAATATCATGATATGGCGGTAACGGCTGGAAAGGGTGATGTATCGTTTGATTCAAAACCTGTTGTTGAACATTTAATGAATATTGCAGGAGACGCTTCAAGAAAACCAGAAATAAGGAAAGCCGCAGAGAAGCTTATTCCAGAAATTGAAGAACTGCAGGGAATGTCACCCGTGCAAGTTGAAAAACGTATTTCAGACTACAACCAAGATCTGAAAAGTTACTATGCTAAATCTCCGGGAATAGATGGGGTTACCGCAGGAGTAGAAAAGGGTGCAGCTGATATCATAAGGAGCGAACTTGACAAAAATATTACCGAAGCGATGGGATCAGGATATCAGGAATTAAAGAATAAGTATGGTTCCCTTGCTGCCATTGAAAGGGATGTGAACCATCGTGCTTTGATGGATGCCCGCAAAAACACAAAAGGACTTACCGACCTTTCTGATATGTATATGGCAATGGAAGCAATTTCTGGTGTCGCGGGTAATCCGTATGGACTTTTGAAGGCCGGTGCAGGGTTAGCAGTAAAAGAAAGGATTAAATTCCTTAATAATCCTAACACATACATCAATAGGATGTTCAAGGAAGCAGAAAAAAAACAGTCAAAAAATATTGCCGATACAAAGCAAACAATCGGTGAGGTTGTTTCACCAATAAAAGAACCCTATTCTATAAGTTCTGAATTATCTATTCCGGCATACAAGCGCAAGGGTATTGATGTAGAAAAAAATATCAAATCTGAGTCGGATGCTCGCATTGCGGAACAGGCAAGCAAGTATCGTATCACTCCCGAAAAATACAAGAAGATAGAATCAGATATTCTCTCAGAAGAGCATACCGCTGCAGCAGCAAAAGAAAAAGAACGCAAAGCAAAAGAAGCGTCAATCGAATCTGATATTTACCTTGAAAACCTTGAAAAGAAACCAGTCATTACCATTTCTGATCTGAAGAAAAAAGAACAACTTAGAAAAATGGAAGAAGGTAAGCGCATAAAGAAATCTGGTAATAAGCCTGGAGATGTTGCGGCTTGGCATAAACTTGGGAATGAACGGGGAGCTGTTGGTGGAACATCGGACAGCTTTATCGGAACCCCTGCAATAAGAGATCCTGAAACGGGAAAGGTTTATACTGGCGGATGGCGAGGACATAAGAATGCAATTACCAAGGGTGAAACTTCCGCTATTCAAGAGCGATTGAAGCATCAACACTTTCTTGATAATTCAGGTAAACAAACTGAAAATGTGGGATTTATTGACAGTAAAGGCAATTTCATTTCTCGAAATGATGCTGAAAAAATGGCTGAATTACCAAAATCTCCGACTCAATTATACCATGATGAAGGAAACACTGCGCTTAAAACACTTGCAGCAACTGGTGCAACAGCGGGTGGCGCTCTGACAATTGGCGAAGCACTAAAATCAAAGAAGAAGAAAAAGTAAGGGGTAGAATATGGCATTTCCTATTATCGCATTGATAGCAAGCATTCTCGGGAAAAAACAGGATAAGCCCGAAGCGTACCGAATGGGGACTATCGGGGAAAGTGTTCAACCTGGAATGCGTAGAACATGGGATAATGAATCTATGGGATATTCAAATACCGGTTCTTCTACAGGTGAAGTTCAGCCGGGACAGCAAAGATATTTCAATCAGGGTACGGGAGGTTATCAGGGACCTCAAGGTGAGCAGAGACCAGGAGGAGGATTTAATAACTTTGCTAATAAAGCTCAAACTATCGGTTCTATCCTTGGTACTTTAAACAATATAGGCGGAAACCAAAACAAAAGAGTTCCTTATCAAATGCAAATAAACAGGAGATACTAATATGCCCGCAGTAAACATAGCCCCATATATCAGAAATCAGTATTTCGATGACAACGGAGTACCCCTTAATGGTGGCTTACTATATTCGTATGCCGCAGGTACTTCCCAGGTGACAAATAAGGCAACATACTCTGATTCGGAAGGAACAACGGCCAACGCTAATCCTATTGTTCTTGATTCCGCAGGAAGAGCGCAGATGTTTCTTGAATCTGGTGCCTATGATTTCGTACTCAAGGATTCTGATGGAGTAACCATATGGACAGAAGAAGGTGTTTCCGTAAGTTCAATCACTACCACCGTAAACACCATGACCGAAATGAAGGCTCTTATCCCGGGAAGTTATACCATTATGCGAACTCTTGGACGCCTCACTGTTAATGACGGTGGGGGATGGTGGTATTATTGGAGTTCAAGTTCTGCGGTGGCCGATGATGGAGGTATGGTTATTCAACCAACAAGCCTTCCGGCAACAGGCAGATGGATAGGATTAATGCCTTCCGATCGTGAATTGAATGTAAGAATTTATGGTGCGGTATGCGATGGGACAACTGACGATACTTCAAAGTTGGTCGCATGCAATACTTGGTGTGCGGCGAATAAATGCATTATTCTTGTTGACAGTTCAATATATTGTGCAACCAACCCTTCTTTAACGGCAAAGGTAAAGCTTCTACCTTCCGCGCAATTCAGGTATGGAAATTTTAATCCTACTCTTGATGTAATAATAGACGGAAACGACAAAACGCAACATTTTAATTGTCCGGTTTCGTATTATCCCATTTTAAATACAAATGAAATATATCCGGAATGGTTCGGAGAAACAATTTCCTCCTATCCAATAACTATAGCTACAATAGCTCATTTAACAAATCAAAAAACAAAGCTGATGTATTCTATAGCAATAAAAAACGATCTACCTATTAATGGTATTTTGGATATATGCAGTACTTCAATAAATATTTTTGGTTGTGATACAGGAGGTATTGAAAGAACAAATAATACTACAAAGGAATCACGAATAGGTCAATATCATTATTCTAATAGCGAAGAACCTGCATCGATAATAATGGCATCATCAACAGATGCCAATAATTTTTTAGGATTAGGTGGAGGAAGTAGTCTTATGAATGCGGCTACTGAAATTGATTTTTATACCGCAGCAAATAATACTACTACCGCTGGAACGAAAAGAGGATATGTGGGATCTTCCGGAGGTCTTATATGGGGATCTCCAACTGGAGGAGATAAGGGTGCGGGAACCATCAATGCAACTGCGGTTTACGATGACAATGTGGCTCTTACTGGATACGTTCTCGACAAGGCATTTAATCCTGAATTCGATATTGATGAATGGGGAAAGAAAACAAAGGCTGTAAATGAATTTATCAACCGTGAAAATTTGATGCTCGATGTAAATGAGTATTGCGAATTCATTAAATCCCGTAGGATGCTTCCGACATTTGAGGATATTGAGAGTAGTGGCGACATTCCTTCTACCGGTGCCATGATTCAAAAACTTTGGGAAGTGGTTGAAATTCAATCTATTCATATACATCAACTAAACGAGCGTTTAAAAAAGATGGAAATCAAATAACGAAAGGGAATCAACATGTCTATTTACAGGGAAAGTCAGAGAATCGGACAGTCACTTATAGGTATTTGTCAAAAAGTTACATTGCGTTATAATACCGACCATTGGGAAGTAAATAAATGGGATGGGGTTGGTTGGATAGACTTAACAGATACAGCAAAATATGTTCCTGAATTTTCGGTAAGGACATTAAAGATTGTCGGCACCGTTGGAAGTAGCGCTGTCGTTGAATATGATCTTGCAGGATATTCGAATAATGTTGTCAAAGAAGATACTGTGACCATATATGAAAAAAACATAATAGATACCTTTGCTACCTTACAGGTATATGTTGAAAGGGTGACTGCTGTTTATCTAGTAGGATCGTCAACAACAGCGACGCAAATATGTTTAGGATCGTAATATATTTATGAGAATAATTTTATCGCTATTTTTTGTTGTTACAATATATGAATTTATTTATTGCATTCCAGCTGCGACAAATCCTAAATATTTTTCTGTTTATGACTCCGGAAGCGTTCAGCCTAAAACTTGGCCCTTTGATTCAGTGCAAAGTGATTCAGTTGGTTTTGCTGATTCTTCTAGCGTAAGTGGAATTGCAGATACGGCATTAAATAGTCCAGATCATAATGTTGATACTGCTTTTATACCAGTTTCAAACGGGTATTCTTTATGGAATAATTCAGTATTGAAAAGTAATGATGATGGATCTCCTGGGGGAATTGCCAGTTTAACCTTGCCATATAATAGAGTTTATTATTTTAAAATTCCAAATGATACCGCAGAACTCCATATCGGTGCGGAAGGTTATGGTGGGGCATATCTCAATCTATATGGCCAATATTCATGCTGCGATGGAAGTTTTTATTTGTCTGGCCCTGGCGGTGGGTTATCGGAAATATGGGCACATAATTTAAAATTGAATTCTGATTCCAGTATTTATTCCGTTTCAAGCAAGATTAATAGATTGGCATCGGATAGTTTGATTCAACTTAATTTTGATACTCTTAAATTGATGGCGAATGGTGACCATGCCGCCCGTATAAAATTTGGTGGAGTAGGATATCAAAGTGTTATTCCTGCAATTTCCATGACTGATAGTATACCCCTTCTTCAGGGGAATGGACTCTTGGGAAGAATATCAGGATCATCTTTTCGGGTAGGAATAGGTGCATTAGCACTGCATGATAAAGCTGATAGTTCGGTATTGGCCGATAGCGTTAAATGCGGATGGATTGAAACTCCCTGCAGTTTATTTGATGGATCTACTTATCGAGCTACTGGAACATCCCATATTTATAAAATGGGAAAAATTATTAGGATTGACATACCACAATTGACTGGAACTATAACAGCTGCAACAACAACATATATTAGGTTTCCCCCAGGAATATTGATTGCTCCTCCTGGAGGAAATGAAAAGAATCCCGTTCCCTTGACAGATATGGCGGTTGGTGAAGGGCTTGGATGGGTAGGATACAATGATGCAACGTCTTTGATCTTGTACTCTTCAGTTATTGGAGTTTTGGGAAATGGAACAAAAGGAATTTTGCAGTGTCAGGTAGAATGGGCTCATGAATAAAATAATAATGACT